TGTGTTTCTCGATCACTCAGGTTATCAAATGCCCGCCGTAGCACTACTACGACTCCAAGACCACAATATCTCGTTGTGGTGGACGATGAAGAGTAGACCGCTTGCGCGGCCTTCAAACCCTGAGTAAAGGAGAAGGATGTACGAAACCAATTATATATCGTACCCTTAGGCTCACTGAGTCACGCTCAACCTAGCGAACACCCCACCTCCCCGTCTCACTTGAGTGGTCTCATATGCAACGTCGATAGATCGTCTGCGGCATAGTTTTCGGATAATCCGTCCCTATGCGACAACTTCTTGGAAGACATATGACTCTAGCTTGAGAGAGGGGGGGGTCGGTAGGAAGAACTTGCAATCTAGCGGTCCCCTTCCATGCTTCAAAGCCTTATGCTGTAGCCTGGAATACATCTTCTCACACGAAAACCTCCCCGTGCTCTCTTCCTCTGTGTGGTTTATCAAGCCGCACATAAAGAAGTGAGTCTGAGGGAGCGGTGTAAGAGGCGTTTTCTCACTATGGAGATTGCCTTTTATTCCATCTACACTGTCCGCGGACTCCGGGACGGGCTTAGGTACTCCTAGCACGTCGCGTATGCCGTTATCCGTATTCATCTCCTTGACCAAATTGGCCGGGAGTGATCCGGTCTCCAACATACTGACATACCGTTTTCCCAGCCCGTATCCGTAAGTATCATACAGATAGCGCGCAAGTAGTCTTTGGTACGCAGAAGGTTCCCTTCGGTCCCTCAACGCGTGGCCCAGCGGTGGTAGCGGGAATCCCGCACCTCCCAACCAGGTCGGACAACACATCGGCATCCCTCGGGGAAGCGACTCGAGTATATCGCTCGAAACGCTTCTCCAAAGGAAGTCGTAGGCCGTCAGACGGTTGGGGCAGGTGTCGAGGAACCGGTTCCAGCACTGCTCCTTGCTTTTCCCAAATTTGGAGGAGTCAACGAAAGGAGAGAGCTCATCAACATTTCTGTTAATGGTCCCCCGCTTCACGGATCCCCGGACAAGTCCAATTTCGATTATGGGCTGCCTCTTTCCTTGGTAGAACGCCGTATCCGTGCCATTGGCCGGACAACCGTGAATTGTGTGCTTAAAAGTCCACATCTCACTGTTGATCGTGCCGATAGTTCGGTGTCGGAAGTTCTTACCGATGGAAGGAGTCAGGCCGCCGAAGTTGACAATGTCTTTCCAAACAAGGTACTCCAGAGGGTTGGTACGGCAAAGCAAGTCGTCACCGTTAATGAGCATTGGCAGATCCTCCAGGTCCAACGCAACTGAGTCGCATGATGCGATCTCAAGCGCGTACCTGGTGAGAGCAGCGTTAAACAAGCAGAGAATCGGAAAACTTATAGGCGAGCCCATGAGCTGTCCCCTCCTCTGCTGTTTAACCTGCTCAACCCCTTCACTGTCCACATAGTGAAGGCGGTGATCTGTCAGCGCCTCAGCCAGGATCACGGTATCTTCGAACGGGACGCGGAGTGCGTTACAGACATATTCTAGACACGACCGGGAAAGGTCAGAGTCTAAGTAGTCTGTAGCGGACGCGTAGTCTCCGCTTGTGAACGCCCGGTCGTCATCAGGATCACACTTTGCTAGAAAGCGATTCATGATCCGTTGACAGTTGGGCGTACCCACAAGTTCGAAGGTAGGGTGATTGGCTAACGGTTCCCACATTGCAGGCTGCCAGCGACGGGCGAGGTTATAGTGGTGCACAGCACCCTTCGTTATAACCCTCACCTTGAAGGCCTCCGGGAGTCCGACGGGATAACAGTCCATCTCCTCCGACCAAGCCGCACGCCGGCTCAGCTCCTGTAATTCCTCCCAGTCCTCCGCCTGGAACGTTGTATAATAAGGCCTAACTTGGGTCTTGTACACAACGAATCCAGACAGGATTCGGGGTTGGATGAACATGGAAGCTGGGGCATTGTCCACGAGAAACTCGTGGGCGCCGCCTTTCGAGCGTGTGTATTGGAAGGAAGATTTTGAACTGGCCATCCGTCGGGAACCCGGGGTCCTCCGTTCGCGGGCGTGTCCTGTACCATAGATCTCCGTCACCGTTCGCAGAAGCTGACCGCGGATGTCCTCCTTGGTGATCAGATGCCCCAGAATCCCTATCGACTCCTCCCCTTCGGGGGGGGTCGCGAGGGTTTCCACGGCACTGACCACCTTGGCGGCCACCAGCTCCGGTCGCATCGCATTGCAACCCGCTTTACCTTGGTAGAGCGTGTAAACAAAGCGTTGTTGCTTCTTCGACCTGCGTGAGGAACGAATCATACTCCGGAAGAGTCGATCGTCCCGCGTCGTAAGGCCAAAGGCCGGAAAACGCGCAGAGAAATCCAACAAAGAAGACGGGAGAGGTACCAACTCGTCCTGTTCCCAAACAGCGGCAAGGATGTTTGCTGTGATCCACTTCAGATATACTTCCAAAAGGTCCTTGTCCCCCAACTCGAGCCATAGACGTTGGTCTGTGGGCGAGAATAGAAACTTATACCCGTACTGGTCGTAGATGAAGGAATACACCTCACAACACCGTACCACTTGCTCAACAGAACTGGTTGAGTAGGCACTTAGGTCCAACCCATCTTCATAGATCGCAAGTTCGTCAACGTGTGTATCAGTCACCACCTCGTTCCCGAAGAACCCCTCCACCACTGCAGACCAAGCAGGGTGAAAGGGAGACTCCAGGATTGAAGCGAGTGTGTTTTCGGTACTGTTCACACTACTACAGCCATCCCCGTAAGAAGGGAATAAATTGCGAGGAGACATTTGTCAAAT